CAACCATAATTAACGGACAAGTTGTAGAAGATGTTGTCTACTTCCACAAAGACGAAAACGGCGAAACTATTAAAAGCCCTATTTTTGAAGTTGCCGACCAACGCAACCAAATTATCCGCTATGATACCGCGCTTTTAGACGTTCCCAACCAAAACAACACCCCGCTTGTCATCACTATCAAAAATTATGTAATGCTGCGCATTATGGAAATCAAAAAACACAAAATGACGCCGACAATTACACTGGACAATATTTTCAAAAAATGCAGAATCGACAGCACCGACAAAAAATACAACGTAAAACGCGAAGTCAAAGACGTTATCGACAAATTTTTTGCACATCTGCAGGCAAAAGGCGTTGTTGATTCTTTTAGTTGGAAAAAACAGGGCGTAAAAATTCACGGCGTCGAGTTTGCACTCTAACGCCGTTTGCTTTTAAATTTTCTGTCAATTTAAAATTTCAGCATTTTTTCAGCAAAAATCAGCATTTTTTCAGCAAAAAACACGATATTAAAACCGCGTCATGACGCGCCGCGTCAAATCAGCAGTAACGATTAGTAGCAAAAGCAGTAACGATTAGTAGCAAAAGCAGTAACGATTAATAGCAAAAGCAGTAACGATTAATAGCAAATTTGACTTTTTGACAAAAGGCTTAAACCCGCATTGGGACGCGCAAAATTTTACACCCCCAAAAACCCTTATACTTTGTAAGCTATATAAACAAAGTAGCGTTCGGCAAATGCCGCCGCCGCTTACGCTGCGTCATTTGCCACGCACTATTAGGAGTAACGGGGGTAACGAAAAAAATACGCGCGTGAAAAATTTCACTTGAGGAGAGATTAAAATTGAGTACAGAAAATCGCTCATTACCGCAACTTTTAACACTTCCGCCTGTCGTGCAACGCTTTAACGAAATGCTCGGCAAAAATACTTCAAGCTTTTTAGCGTCAGTACTCACTATCTACAACGATGATGAAAAATTAAGAAAGTGCGATCCTGTAAGTATCCTTGCAGCCGCTAAACAAGCCGCTATCCTCCAACTCCCTATCGTTAAACAGTTTGGTTTTGCTCATATTATCCCTTACTACGACAGCAGAAATAAAAAGCACGTTGCAACTTTCCAGATTGGGTACAAAGGTTTTTTGCAACTTGCTATGCGCACGGGTGTTTTCAGAAACATTAACGCCGGTGCTATTTATGAAGGGCAGATTAAAAATTACAATTACATTACCGGCAATTTTGAATTGACTGATAGAACATCTGATTCTATTATCGGCTATTTTGCCTACATGGAATTGATTAACGGCTTCGCTAAGACTTTGTATATGACTAAAGCCGAAGTCGAAGAACACGCCCGCACTTATTCTCAAAGTTACGCTTATGATTTGAAAAACGGCGGTAAATCTTCTGTTTGGAGCAAAAATTTTGATTCGATGGCGAAGAAAACCGTACTCAAAAAATTGCTCAATACCTACGCCCCTACTTCTATTGAACTTCAAAATAACGACCTTGCTACCGCTATCAGGGCAGATCAAGCCGTAATTGCTAAAGATAGTTACAGCTACATTGATAACAGCGGCGAAGTTGTCGAACGTACAGATAACACCCTCGCGCAGGAACTTAATATTGACGATTCAGCTAATACCGTTGACGTTGAGACTAACGAAATTGACGGCAACTCGGGCGAAGTTATCAAAAATGAAAATCATAGCTGAAATTGTGCCGGTTCCTTTGGCGCGGACGAAGATTAACACTGTTAATAAAGGCAGATTCTTAACCAGTCGCAGTCAGCAGTTCAAGCAAGATTTAGGATTTATCGCCCGCGCCGCCATGCAGGGCAGAGATATTTTTACCGGCGCGTTGAAGTTGACAATCAATCTGTACCGCAATGTTAAGACTACTGCTAAACTTTTCGGCGACGCCGATAATCACGCTAAAGCAGTACTTGACGCTTGCAACGGTATTGTTTTTTTTGACGATGCGCAAATTGTTGATTTACAGGTTATCAAACATTATTCAAAAATTCAGTACTTAGTTATTGACGTGGAGGTGATTGAGAATGTGGATTAAAACAACATTAGGGGACTACATAAATACCGATTGCGTTTTTCAGTTCCGAACAACAGAATTGAAAAGCGGCGAGGTAACGATAGCGGCAAAAACGATAAATAATGAATCTTACCGCCATGTTGCTTATTTCAGTACCAGAGGCGATGCGCAGTTGTATCTGGACAGAATGATGAAAATCATTGCTCCCAATGTTTTTGAAGTAAATATGAATGACTGGAATTACACGGGGCATAAAAAAGACCAAAAAGAAACTCGGCGCGGAGGTAGTTGACATTTTGCCTACCTTGCCGCAAGTCAAAACGCGCAGTATCGTATCAAAAAAGTTAGCGGGTGAAAAAATGACGGCGCGGGAATTTTTGAGACAATCTTTACGCAATTATCGCAAATTGAATTGCACGTTGGAGCAAATTTTAACTTTGCAAGATACACTTAACCGAATAACGCCCGTACTTAACGGCACACCTTCAATCGGCAACAAAAGCACTTCAGTTATCGAAAATGCCGTTGTCAATTTTATTGATGAATCAAATACACTTAGTGCAGATGTTGTCAAATATCTTGAGACACGCGCCAAAATAGCGGACGCAATATCGGTAGTGGTTGACGAAAACGAACGGCTAATTTTGCAGTACCGGTATTTGAGTTTCACCGAGTGGAAAAAAATTGCAAAGAATATGAATATTTCGTTGCAAAGAGCGTACCAAATCCACAATCGGGCGTTGCGCTCTTTCGAGAATATTTTTGCGGCACTGAAAAAATTAGAGTAAATTATAGTAATTATACCTTGACTAATGGTGTATACTATAATCGTAAAATGCGAAAGTGAACATATAAAAAAAAATCCCTAGTCAAAACGGCTGGGGATTTTTTAGTTCAAAAAATTTTTTGGGGAAGTGAAAAAATGCTAATGAAAATCTGCGCGAAGTGCGGACGAAAATTGCCGCAGGGTACAAAGTGCATTTGTCAAAATGACCGGCACAAGCTTTACAATGCCGCGCGTCGAGACAAGGATAAAAATCAATTTTATCAATCTCAAAGTTGGCGCAGGTTAGTTGCAATGGTAAAGGCGCGGGCAAACGGACTTGACGAATACGCACTCTCTCAAGGCTGCCTTGAAACAGGAAACACCGTCCATCACATTTTTACAATCGACGAACGCCCCGATTTAACATTGTCGTTGGACAATCTGATTTTCCTTTCGGCAAAAAATCATAACCATATCCATAAAATTTACGAAAAGGACGCCGCCGAAAAGATTTTGTTACAAGCTAAGTTGTGCGAAATTGTAAAGGGCAGAGGGGGTACTCAAAAAAGTTTTTAGGCAACCGGCAATAAGCGCGCCCTCTCTATTTTTGCGCAAAAATGCCAAATTTGCCGAATTTTAACTTTTAGCCTGCAACCGGCTAATATCGATTTTAAGGCGGCTGACAGCCTAAAGAAAGCTGGGTTAAGTGCTTTTACGACTATTTATACTACCAACAAAAAAGCAGTAATTTTAGCGTTTTTAGCTATAAAGTAATTAATATATATTATTTTAAGGAAGTGATAAAAAATGGCAGGAAGGACAAGAAAAATTGTTGAAATTTCAACAGGAAAAATAGGCAAAAAAGAAAAGCTGAATCGTCAAATCCAAGAAGAAAAGCTGAAACTTGACAGGGCGGAACTTGAAAGAGGCGCGCCCGAATGGTTAAGTCCTGCGGCGGCTGAAGAATATAACCGCGTAGTTTTTGAGGCAAAAAAAATAAATCTGTATGATAATCTGGACTTGTCGATATTGGCAATTTACGCAGATTGTTACGCAAGATTTGTTGAGGCGTCGGAATATTTGCAAAAAAACGGCAATACTATTGTTGTTGGCGAAAAAGAATTTGTGTCGCCGTATGTAACCATAGCTGATAAACTTATGACGCAAATTTTAAAGTGTTCAACCAAACTCGGCTTATCAATCACAGACCGATTGAAATTGATTGTCCCAACAAAAGAAGAAAAAAGCGTCAATCCGTTTTTGCAGTTTTTGAAGTAGATTTATTTAAATCACGGGATTTTCTGGCGCACGAATGAGAACAATAGATAATTCTGTTGGTTATTGACGTAAATGTTTTTCCACAAACGGGACAATTACGCGGTTTTAAGGTTTTACGATTTTTGCCGGAACATTTTTTAGAGCAACAAATTTGGGTAGCCCTGCGCGGAATATATTCATTACCACATACAGGGCAAATCTTTTTTATAGTTGATTGTTTATTTTTTCTTGTTTTCCAAGTCAACACATAACCGCATTCTTTAGAACAACAAATTAAATTGCGCTGATGAAATGGAACTGTAAAATTTTTACCACATACAGGACAAATTTTTTCCACAAGCGGATTAGAATGAAGCTTTCTATGAATTGCCCTATTAGCTATCTGTAAATTAGAAATATCATTATTGCATTTATTCCCGTCTTTATGGTGTACGTCATAAGAATCAGGAATATTGCCTTTGAAGTACGTCCAAACTTCGCGATGAATAGAATGGTTGATATTAAAATAGCCGTTAGTGCTTTTACGATAAATCACGCCGTTAAATTTTTGGTGTTTGTCGTCGATAATTTCAACCTTCGACGGCGCGGTTAAATCTTTTTCCAAAACGTCGATACGATGTTTTTCAAAGTCATTTTCAGCGAAATTGCGCAGGACTTCAAGCGCAGTTAAAACTTGTTCATTCATTTGCATATAAAAAAACTCCTTTACATTACACGGGAGTTTTGATAAAATAAATAAAGAGAAACCCCTGTGTACTTTCTGTTTGTGCAAGGAAAGTGTAACACAAGGGTTTTTCTGCGTCAAGGAGAGATTTTTTTGACAGATCATACAAGCGAATATGCGCGGCTGATAGTTTCAGGAAAAAAGATTTGCGGGTACAGTGAATATCTTGCTTGCAAACGTCATTTAGACGATATGGCACGCAAAGACTTCGATTATATCTTTGACGTTGAAACGGCAGAACGTCATATTAAGCTTGCAAATTGCTTGACGATAGGCGAAGGCGAACAACAACGCCCGCTTAAAACACGCGGCTTTCAAGATTTTATTATTGGTAGTCTTTTTGGCTGGAGAAAAAAACATTCCAACATTCGGAGATTCAGAGAAGCTTATTTGCAAATGGCGCGCCAAAACGGGAAGTCATTCATTGCGGGCGAAATGTGCAATGACTTCGCAACTTTCAGCGGCTATGAATACGGCAAGATATTTTGTGCGGCGACGAAATATGATCAGGCAAAAATAGTTTGGGAAGAAACTGCGAAATTTATAGAATCTTCTCCGCGTTTATCAGAGCTATATAAAATAAAAAGGTACGACAGCACAATAACTTCACTAGTAACGAATGCTACGATAAAAGCTATTGGGCGTGATACAAAGTCGGCAGATGGTTTTTCTAGTATCTTAAGCGTTTTGGATGAATTACATGCTCATCCTTCAAACCAGCTGTACAAGCTTTTAAATGATGGGCAAATTTCAAAAGAAAATTCCTTGACGCTTGCGATAACGACGGCAGGATTTAACCTAAATTCGTTTTGTTACGAGCATTACAACTTTTGCAAAAAAATTTTATCCGGCGCAATAAAAAAAGATTCACTGTTTATTTTTATAGCGGAAATGGACGAAGACGACGATATATGGGATTCCAAAAATTGGGCAAAGGCTAATCCGCTGCTACTATGGCACGAAGACAACACTCCTAATAAAGAAATGATTGCAAGAATGGCTGAAAAGGCTATTGACGCGCGGGAAAAACAAGGCAACGAATTAATAAACTTTTTAACAAAGTCGTTGAATCGTTGGGTAACTTACAGCGGCGGCGCGTACATTGACGCCGAAAAATGGGCAGCTTGCGGCACTGATATTACAATTTCGGAAATGCAGGGCAGGGAATGTTATTTGGGCGTTGACCTTTCAAGCGGCGGCGATTTAACTTCCATTGCACTAATCTTTCCGCCTCGCGCAGGCGACGATAAAATTTATGTTTGGAGCAAAAGTTATATGCCCGAACTGCGATTGGAAAAACACGAACAAACAGATGACGCGCCGTACAGATTATGGGCAACCGCAGGAATTTTAACGCTAACCAGCGGAATGTATGGTTTAATGCTAGACCTTCAAGCCGTTGTTGCAACGATAAAAGATTTAATTAAAGAATATAATTTAAAAATAATCGGCGTAGGCTATGACCCGCACAACGCGGCAGGTTTTTTGGCAGACCTTGAAAAAATCGTTTCCTGCGATTTAACGGAAATTCCCCAATCTGCGCGTTCGTTGAATGACGCTACGCAAGATTTTAAATTATCGGTTGAAGCGGGAATAATTCAGTACGACAAGCAAAACGCGCTTTTAAGTTGGAGTATGGTAAATGCAATTCTTAACGCGCCAAATTCTTTCGGAGAAGTCAAGATAGACAAGATGTCACAAACGCGAAGGATTGACGCAATCGACGCTGTAATTGACGCGCACAAATTATTTTTGCAAAATAAAAATAGACAACCTGTAGCGCAAGGCGAGGTTGCCTTAGAGCAATGGTTGTCTGCTTTAAATAGAGCAAAAAAATAAAGTAACCTATTTTTTATTTTTGCGGTTATTGTGTGCAAACTTCATACCACATTCACGGGAACAACAAGATTGACGAACGCTAGGATATTTTAACGTAAATTTTTTGCCGCAAATCGGACAGATTTTTTCAACAGCTTTTTTTTTATTATTAAAGGTGGTTGAGCAAGACTTTGAGCAAAAACGATTGTTAAAAGTTTTAGGTACCGAAAATTCTTTTCCGCAGCATTCACATTTTCTAATTTCGTTATTTGGGCTGTTATAGTATTTATAACGACTTTTACAAGCTGAAGAACAAAATTTACTCGTGCAATTTAAATTTGAAGAGAAATATTTTTTTCCGCATACTAAACAAATTCTTTCAGTTTTAGCAAGTTCGTGATGAATTTTACGGTGTTGTTCCCTAGTGACGAGCTGCAAATTATTCTGTGAGTTATTATCCTTGTCTTCGTCGAGATGATGAATGACGAAATCTCCTTCAGGAACTTCACCGTTATAATATTGCCAAACGGAACGATGGAGGGCAAAAGAGTTTTCATAATGCCCGCCTTTTGCTTTACGAAAAATCATACCGTTAAATTTTTGGTGTTTATCGTCAATAATTTCAACCTTAGGCGGCGCGGTTAAATCCTGCTCCAAAACGTCGATGCGGTGGCGTTCAAAGTCATTTTCGGCGAAATTGCGCAGGACTTCAAGCGCAGTTAAAACTTGTTCATTCATTTGCATTATTATCAGGCTCCTTAAGCAAATCGAAAAATTCAACACGGCAGGCGTTGTCCCACGTTTTAAAAGCTAACGCCCAAGTAAATTCTTCAAACTCTTCATATTCGGAAATAATTAAAGTTTGAACGTCAATAACAGTATCTTCCAAATATATCAAGACCTTTCATTGACAAACAAAGCGGAAATTGATAAAATGCAAATGGAAAATTCCCGTTGTTTGTCTGGATTTAGCGATTAGATTTTAACAGCGGGATTTTCTGCTGTCAAGAATAAAAAATAAGCCCTTGCAAATGCAGGGGCTTTTTAAGTTGGAGTGATTGAAAATGACAAAGGAAGAATTGGAAAATTATCAGGAAAAAGTTAGAAACGGAACTGAATTATCTCTGAAGATAAGAGCGGCAGACGAATTGATTGTAACGATAAATCAGTTAAGATTTGCAAAAGATATGAAAGGTTTATTGGAAAATAATATAAGAAACTTGATTTTGCAAAATACGGCTTGTTGTGACGATATTTATTTTACCTACAATAAATTTGCAAAGGAAGCTTTGGAAGAAATAAATATTGACGCCGTAACAAATGAAACGTTGAAAAATATTTTAGAATTAGTTAAGGTAAAAAAAGCCGAGCTGGAAAAAGAATTTGAAGACTATAAAATTTAAAACCCTGTCGATTATTCGCGCAGGGTTATTTTTATGGAAAGGAGGTTTTAAAATGTGGCAATTATACAAAAAATCAAAAGTAAGCTTGCAACAATAAAGCAAGTCTTCAACAGTTCGGGCGGCGGCGAAGATAACAAAATTACGATGAGCCGAATAATGGAACTTTTCAGCCATTCGGCAAGCGCGGAACTCGGAAGCGATTTAAGCGAAATTGTTTTTTTCAGCTGTCTAAAAATTTTATCTGAAAGTCTAGGCAAAATGCCCTGTTACCTTATGGACGCGGACAAGCGCAGGATAAACAATCACGATACAACGTGGTTTTTGACAGTCAAGCCGAATGAATTTATGACGCCCGCGCAATTCTTTACCTACCTTGAATTTAGCCGCAATTATTACGGCAACGCTTATGTTTACATTGACCGAAATAACGGCAAGATTGAAGGGCTTTACCCACTTGACGCAAGGCGCGTGCAAATATGGCTGGGCAATTCCGAAAGTTTCACGGCGCAACCATTTTTTTATTTTTATACGGATGTACGAACAGGCAAAAGTTATTGGTTTCAACCCACAGAAATTTTGCACTTTAAAAGTTGGTTGACTGATGACAGCGGCTTAGCAGGAAAATCTGTACGTGAAATTTTGGCAAGCAGTTTCGCAAGTGCGAAGGCGAGCAGTAAATTTCTTAATGAGTTATATTCAAAAAATTTGGTTGCGTCGGCGGTTGTCAAATACACGGGAGATTTAAAGCGCGAAAGTCAAGACAGGTTACTTGACGAAATTATAAAACAAGCGACAGAAAAAGGACGCCGAATGATCACACTTCCTGTTGGATTTGATATTCAACGCTTAGATACTTCGCTCGCCGACAGTCAATTCTTCGAACTAAAAAAATATACCGCCTTACAAATTGCGGCGGCTTTCGGAATACAACCAGACCAGATAAATGATTTTACAAAATCTTCATACGCCTCAAGCGCGGCGCAACAATTAGCATTTATTCAAAATACGTTGCTTTTTATTATCACGAATTACGAGCAGGAATTGAACAGAAAACTTTTGACGCGGAAAGAAATTGAAAACGGACTACATTATAAATTCAACGAAAAAGTTTTGTTGAGAGCAAATCCAGAAACTCAAGCGGACATCATTCAAAAGCTAGTTCAAAATTCGGTGTACTCAATCAATGAAGCTCGCGCACTTTTGGACAAGCCGCCTTGTGAAAATGGGGATACAAGGATTGTGAATGGTTCATTTGTCAGCCTAAGCAACATCGGAATAGCTTACAAAGACAAGGAAAATTAAGATGAGTATTATTTAATTCTTTGATTTTAATCTTCGTCAGTAAGTTTACCATCAATCTTGTATTCAAAACATTTTTTACCATTATAGACAGTGTACATACTAATTGTATTATTGGGATAAATTTCAAATCCGTATTCGAGATTATGTTTTTCGGCGTATTCTACAGCGGATTTAAATTCTTCAGGGATAAAGTCTTCTTCGTCTTCAGTATTTTCAACGCTGTAAAAACCGTACTTGCGAATTTGCGGCAAAACTTCGTGAAATACCCAATCTTTCATTTCTTCAGCTTCAGGCTTGCGACTTAAGAAAATCAAACGATACAAACCAGGTTCATTGACAACATTAAGCATTTGTGCGCCGCCGCGTTTACCCGAATGACCCTTACTAGTAGTTAGGGTCATTTTTTCGTTATCTTTAAGCGCATAAAGAGCCTTTGTGACGTTAGACAAATCCAAAGCGCGGCAGACATCGGCGGCAACAAACCAAATTTCGCCGTCGATAATAACTGTACGGATTCTGCCGAATTTTTCGTGAGTGAAAACTTGAACGCCGTTAGTTTTGAGTTCCCATTCGGTAACAAGGCTTTTTAATTCTGCGCAAGCGTCAGCAAAAGAAATTTTGAAAAATTCGCCTTTGACACGGGCGGCGGCAAATTTGCAGTGGCAAGCTTTTTCAATCGTAAGTGCAATTTCTTTTTCAAACATTTTGGATTTATACAAGTTGAGGACGGCAAGACCGCTGGAACTTGTGATAGTTTTAATGCGGTTGTTCACATTTTTTGAAATGCCAATTTTAACGGTGTCGTTGCTCATTTCAAGAACGTAAACACATTTCAAATCTTTTGACATAATAAATCAATCCTTTCATTGACAGAAAAACGCGGGATTGATAAAATAAAAGCAGAAAATTTCCCGTGTTGTCTGGTGTAAGCAACTAGATTATAACAACGGGAAATTTTCACGTCAAGAATAAAAAATAAGCCCTTGCAAACGCAGGGGCTTTTCTAGTTAGGAAGTGATATAAATGCTAACAATCAAGAATAAAGCCGAAATTGCGGAAATATATTTAAGCGGAGAAATTGTTGACGACGATTTTGGCGGTGTCATTGATTTTTGGCGCGAAGGCAATTCTACCAGTTATGAGTTTCCTGCAAAACTTAAAGCACAGTTGGAAGGCGTCAAGGATAAAGAATTGGAGATTCATATAAACAGTTACGGCGGCTCGGTATTTGCGGGCGTAGCAATGGCTAACTTTGTTGCTAATCACAAGCCGAAAACTACTTGCATTATTGACGGAATAGCGGCTAGCATCGCAAGTCAAATATTTTTCTCGGCGGACGTTTGCAAAATTCCAACCAACGGCTATTTAATGTTGCACCGTCCTTTTACGATAACTGAAGGCAACGCAGAAGATTTACGCAAGGCGGCAGAAATTTTAGATACAATTCAAAACGGGCTTGAAACAACGTACCAAAAAAAGGCGTTGGACGGCGTAAAAGCTGAAGATATTAAAGAAATGATAAATGCTGAAACGTGGCTTACGGGCGCAGAGGCGGCGCAAAAGTTTAAGGTTGAAGTTATGCAGCCGGTAAAAGCGTTAAACTACGTCGGCGACAGAAATAAATTAAAAGCGGCAGGGATAAAAAAAATACCCGCGCCGCTTAATTTTTTGCAAGAAAATGACAGCTCGGCGAATATCCCAAATGTGCAAACGTTTGCACATTTGAAACCGAACATAAGCGACGAAGACAAAATAAAAATTGCATTGGCAAGAGCAAAGGCGGTATTGGTATGACAGAAGACAATTTAGAAAAAGCAGTTGACGCTGTTTTTGAACATATCAGAGACGTTACTTATTACACGTCAGTTACAGCGAAAGAAATTATTTTGCAGGCAAACAAACTTAAAATGACGTCTGAAGAATATTTGATGATTGTAAGCAGTTATATCAAGGATTTTGAAAAATCGAAAGAAGGTATCACGAATGAAAGTATCGGACGAAATTAAATTAGAAATTTCGGCGAAGAAAACCGAAATTGAAAATCTTCAAAACGAAGGAAAATTTCAAGACGCTTTAAAAGCGGCAGATGATCTTAATCATTTGTTAGACAAGTTGAAAATTGAAGAGGCGAAAGAAAAAGCCACGTTTGAAAACTTCCTCAAGGGTGGTAAAACCTGCGTAACTGCACCTGAAGCAGTTGACGCCGCAAAATTGCGCAGTCGTGCTTTTAATAAATTGGTGTTAAATCCCTTGCGTATGTTTCCCGAACCGTTGACCGATGAAGAAAAAAGCGCGTACTTCAATGTTAGCGGCAGTCCGGGACAACCTGCGCAGATTGAAAGCATTGATACAAAAGGCGGTTATCTTGTACCACAAGAACAAATGACGCAGTTGCAGGAGTTTAGGAAAGAATTTACCGCGCTGAAAGATTATGTAAACGTTGTAGGCACAAACACAACTTCGGGGCGTTGGGCGACTTATACACAACAAGATTTAGAATTTCAAAACTTTGCAGAAATGACCGACATTGCAGAAAGCGACGTAACATTTGGTGAAGCTACATATACAATCGAAGACCGAGGATTGATTCTGCCAATTTCCAATATGTTAATCGCAGACGCCAATATTGATATTATAAGCTTTATGGGGCGGCAACTTGCCGAAGGCGCAGTCAAGACTGAAAATAAAGCAATTCTTCAGCCGCTGGAAACTTTAATTACAGGCGACACGGCGGCGAGCATTGCAGAGGCAACTACAATCACTTCGTACAAAAGTTTGAATACGGCAATGTTTAAAACTTTGGACGGCGTTTATTATAATTCGACAAAAATATTTACCAATCAGAACGGCTTTTTGTGGCTTAGCAACTTAGACGACGCGCAAAACCGCCCGCTTTTTGTTCCTGATGTAACACAACCGAATAAATATTTTTATCGCGGTAAAGAAATTGTTGTAGTGCCAAATTCAACCTTGCCAAATAAAACAATCAATAATAAAGAATACGCGCCGTTTTTTGTTGGCGATTTGCGCAGTTACCTTACATTTTTTGAACGTCAAGGTATGGAACTTGCAACTTCAAAGGAACTGTATTTTAGGAAATACGGTATGGCACTTCGCGCCGTTATAAGATTTGGCGTCGTTGTTACTGATAAAAACGCCATGACAGCGTTAAAGGTCGAAGTGTAATATGGTTACGCTGGAAAAATTAAAAGCATACCTGCGAATTGACGCTGACTATGAAGACGATCTGCTGAATACTTTTTTATTTACTGCGCGAGCTTATTTAAACGGCGCGATATCTGATTTTACCGAGAAATATACAACTTACCCCGAATTTGCAAGCAAGGCAGATTTTTTGCAAATGGTGATAGCAACGGAGCTTTATCAAAACAGGAGCAATACAGACCACGTTTTGAGTTATACAATCCGTTCGCTCATGGCACAGTTACAATATTTTAGTGAGGAGGTGTAAGGTATGCAATATCGCATAAGAGACAACGAAGTTATTCAAACGACAGAAACTAGCGGTACTATCCAAAATATCAGCGACGCTGAAGCCGAAATATCTACAAGCGCAGATTTTACAGATAGTTTTGTCTTGAGAGGCTGGGATAGGATCACGTTTACCCGCCCCTTATACATAAGAGCGCGCGAAGAAAAAACCGCTTTAATTGTTTTGAACGT